ACTTTATAAGGTTTCTGTCTCCCTTAGTTAATTCCTGCACTTCTTTCTGAAAAGAAACTCTTGCTGCATTTACAACAGTTAGGTCACTGCCTAATTTATCTATTAAATCAACCTTCACAGCTTAAACATTCTCCATCTTCTAAATTAATTCTAGGTATTTTTATGTTCACATTCTCTGTAGTTCTGGCAGAATTAGATCTCAAATAATACATAGATTTTAAATACTTTGCACCCGCCCAATGAACATTATTAACGTACTCTAAATATTCATCGTGTACTTTCTGTGGGGCTGTAGCAGGTGGAAATGTAAAGAAGACATTAACACTCTGGCTTTGACATATATGTTCTTGTCGAAGTTTAGCGTGTTCGATAATCCATATCTGATTGATCTCAGGGGCAGTTAAAAATATTTCTTTTTCTTCTTCAGAAAGTTCTTCAAGTTTCTGTACTGACCCCTGCTCTGCTGCAATAGAACCCCACACCTCTTCCGTATTCATTTTTTTCTTTTTCAAAAGTTTTTCTAAGTATTTATTCTTTACCTTAAAGGAACCTGTTAACGTCTTGTGCGTATATACGTTAGCCCTCGACGGCTCAATACTAGGACTTGTTCCACCACAAATAATAGAAGAGCTAGCGTTAGGGGCAATAGCAAGGAGGTGAGAATTCCTACGGCCACTGCCCACCATATCAGGACTTTCACCGCGTAATCCAGCCAAACGCCTAGAAGCTTTTTCAGCGAGTTTTCGTATCTGACTGAACGCTCTGTTATTGAAGGAGGCGGCGTAAATTCCTGAGAAAGGAAATCCATTACGTTGTAAATAACTATGAAAACCCATCGCACCAAGGCCAATCGCACGTTCTCTATATGCTGAATAAGCGGCCCTTCTGAAACTTTCTTTATCTTTGTAAACATGGTTTATAAACCTCTCGTAGTTAGCGGTATAAGTACCTAATTTGTCAACATCAATAGAGTAGTCTATAAAATGTTGAAGTATATTATCTAATAGTGTAACAAGATCTGGTATAAAATCTGTACACTCCTCCCAGTCATCAAAGTATTCTAGGTTAACACTAGATAAACAACATACTGAAGTACGCTCCTCGTTTGTAGGCAATGTAATTTCAGAACACAGATTACTTTGTCTTACAGTTAAGCCAAGATCTTTTTGCTCTTGCGGGAGAGCCTCGTTGCAACGATCTATGTTGACGATATAGGGTTCTCCTGTCTCTGCTCTGGTGTGTATCAAGTTCCACCATAAGTTTCTAGCAGAGATAATTTTTATGGCTTCCTTTGTCTTAGGATCTATAAGCCTCCAATCTTTATCGTCTTTCACAGATTCTAAAAATTCATCAGTGATGTTGACACCATTATGCAAATTTAAACACTTACGGTTTAGGTCGCCGCCTGTGGTCTTTCGCATACCAATGAACTCTTCAATTTCTGCGTGGGAGATATCCATATATGCAGCATATGATCCTCTCCTTGTGACCCCCTGATTGAAGGCCAGCATCTGTGAATCAACTACATGCATAAAGGGAATGCTCCCAGTAGACTGGCTACCGTTGGCAGTGAAGATGCCATTACTTCTGACATCTCCCCAATAGCCGCCTATACCACCGCCTACACTTGCCAACCATATATTTTCATCATAGTGAGCAGACAGGCCAGCCCTGGAGTCAGGGACATAATTAAGAAAACAGCTAATAGGTAAACCTCGTTTGGTCCCTCCATTGCTAAGTATAGGAGTGCTAAACATGAACCAATAGTCGCTGGCATAATTATAAAGTCTCTGCGCAAGATCATAATCTGTAGTTCCTTGATAAGTAGCGCCATACACAGCAGCCCTAGCAAAGGCTTCTTGTGCGTGTGTCTCATTTTCCCAGAGATACCTATCCTTTAAAGTTTCTTTAGAAAATTCCGATAAGGTTTCTTCCTTGTCGTAATCAATCTGTATCCCGAGATACGCCTGTCTTCCTATTTTCGATGTAGTATTTGATGTCGTCAAAATCTTCCCTCGCTTTTACCTGTTCCTTCTTATGACTTTTTGTTCTAGATTTTGCTTTTGATTTTTTACGTTTTTGATATTGAGCAGATCTCTCTGCCTTTCTATCCCAGGACATCCCTGTTCTCCAAAATAAACTCCTTCAGTCTTCTTTCGTACCAATCAGCCTTCTCTAAGTCCTCTATTGGAGAATTCTTATAACGGAATCTCCATCTGTATTTTAATGAGTTGCCTCGTAAATATCCTATGTACTCATTTTTAGTAAGCATAGCTCTTATCGCATCGATACATTCTATATCGCCTGAATTGTAATGTGTGGGGCTATTCACCATATCTGTTTTATGTTCCCAAATTTCTTCCATAGTTTTTTGTGGTGTCTCACCATCATCCGGTGGCAAGTTCCAAATTTCTTCTATCGTTTTTCCTTTCTTTGAAAGTTCATTCCAGTCTTCTGGTGTAGCATCGTTAATACTCATTCCATCTCCAAATCAATTTTATCATTACGTTTTTTAAATTCTTCAGACTCTCTAGCTGCGACATCTATCCACTCATCAGGTATAGATTCTTCACTAAACCATCTGAAGCCCTTTGCAGAGGCCCACTCTCCATGAGTTCGCTTAGTACCATCTCTTCTTCTTTTGGCTCCTGGCATCGGAGCAGAGGGGTTAGCGAATAGAAAAACAAGCTCTGTATTTTCAGGTAGTTTTTTATTGACCCATATATATTTTGAATATTCTGCAAAGTCCCAAAATCTACCCTTAGATTCCAGCAATATTTTTTTCCCTTCTAAGGTTCTTACAAAATCAGGTTCATATGTATGCTCAACAACATAAGAAATTTTATCTGTGTGGTGTTTCCAGTCTTTAAGAATTGAGTCATGTAGGTCTGCTTCCCACCTAGAGTCATAAGCTAAATGTTTTTTATCAGGTCTAGGAACTCTAGGCTTTCTTGCACCTGATTTTAATGTATATTTGTTTGTGATAATTCCAGCCTCCTTTCGGTCAATGTTTTTAACAGCACTAAATCATCGTATTCCAAGGGAGTTTGCTGTATTGTGATTTTGTTTGATAGCATGATGAGAAGATGTTCTAAAACTATTTCTTGTTCAGACATTGTAAATCTTCCAAGGTTATACTAGATATATCCACATTAGGATTCTTTGAAACTATTTTCTTTAGGTTTTTTCTAATCCATTTAGGAGAATTTGGGGCAAGTCTAAATGAGTTGCCTACTGCAAAATGATATTCTTTCGGAACCAATTCTTGTACATTTTTTATTGAGACTTTCTCGGCCTCTTCCTCAACAAGAAGAGACTTGATCCATTCAACAAGAAGTACATCAGTATGTCTGCTAATTCTTTTTAAAAGTTCTGCTTTCATAGTCTCTGTACTTTAGGCTCAACCGCCACGCGAGTAAAATATTTTATTCCTGAAGCATACTTATAAGCAAGTAAACCAGTACCATTGTTAGCATCTGCCCAGCAATCATTTTTATAGGGGCAGTAAGTACACCCAGAAGGTATACGCATATTACCGCTTTTCCCTTCTGGTATAGCAGAATAGCATTTTGGTGGTGGTTTGTCAAGGGTTAATGCTCCCTTCAGATCTTTTATTTGCGATCTTATATTAGGCTTGTCAAAATTTCCAGGTCTAAGGAGCGCGAGCTCCCCTGATTCCTTATTAATGGCAAGAAATCCGCCATCTGAAGTTCCTTCTGCGGCCTCATATCCCGCAAGCTGAGACATATATCCAAAGGGATCATCGTTTACTAAGGTTCCTTCCTTAAATTTCTTGAATGCGAAATTACTAGCGGTCTTGATATCAATAACTTCTCCATTAATTTTACAATCCATGTGTCCCTTTATACCATCTACCTCTACTTCCTTCTGCTCATCAGTTACAGAATGTCCAGAAAGTTTAACGAGCATCAGTAGAACTTCTTCCAAAAGGTGACCATAAAGAAATTTAATCTGTGTTGTGGCACCAGGTAGCCTTGCATTTTCTTGTTGTTTAGAATCATACCAAAGCCTTCTAGCAGGGCGACCTATGTTACTCATCCTCAAATCTTTAGATTGTTTTCGCGGCTGAGACCAATGTAAGAGCACTGATTTAATACGCTCTCCAAAATCTTCTATAACCTCTTCGCTTAGGTTTAAGTCTTCACCCACGGAAAGAGGCTCTAAGGCAAGATAAATATCTTCTACCAAATTTTCTAAATCTTTACTCATCATTTGTACCTTTTAAATAAGTCATGGCTCTTTCTAATATGGACACATCATCATCAAAGCCGCCTAAAGCCCTATTACATTTATGACAAAGCCAACCCCTAAATAATTCTGTTTCGTGACAGTG